ATATACTTATTATGTTTGTTATATTGAGTTTGAGAAATTTTGTAAAGAATTTGTTTCTTTTTTAGAGTGTGATAAAGAAAATTCTGATGTAATTGAATTATTTAAGTTACTTGTTAATATAGAGAATATAGAGCTTGATTGTAGAGGGTATAAATATAAGAAGGAATCGTCAAAGAATATATCTTCATTTAGGCTTCTTGCTAAGAACTTAAACTGGTCGTTACAAAAAACAAGAACGAGGATGAAGAGACTGAGAACTCTTTTGGCAGCATATAGAAGTGTAGAACCGTATCATGATATGATTCTTGTGGTTAGGGTAGACACTAAGAAAACTTCTTCAGGTCTTCATTTACCGGAACAAAAGAATGATGAATCTATGATTGCTAAAATTGTAGCGGTTGGTCCTGGTGTCCCAGGATTAGAGAAAACGAAACCGCAATGTAAACGTGGTGAATATTGGATCATGGCTAGGTTTATTGGAGAAAAGATTTCTATTGATGGTATTGAGCATAATTTGGTTAAATGGGGCGACTGTCTTGCAAGAGTTACTTTTAAAGAGTCTCAATAGATGAATTGTACTAAATGTCATTTACATGAAGATGCAGAAACGGTTAAAGTATCCTCTAGAGGATCTGATAACCCAGTTATATTATTTGTAGCTGAAGCTCCAGGAAAAAATGAAAATAAGAAGGGTATAGTATTAATCGGTCCAGCTGGTAAAAAGCTAGATAGTTTGATTAAATATAGTGGTCTTGATCCTACTCTATGTAGATTTACTAATGTTGTACGTTGTATCCCTTATAAGGATACTTATAGAGGTGTTAGACCTCCGACAGATGAAGAGATACTAGCTTGTAGGGGTTACCTAGAAACAGAAATTATAACTAAAAACCCTGTGTATATTGTTCCTCTAGGTGCGACTGCAGTAAAATTTTTCTTACCTAAATCAAAATCAGTTACGTCAGTAAGAGGTAAGAAATTTGTTACAGAGTTTCCTTCCTTGAGTTTTAGATATGAGAAATTGAGAAGATGGTTAACTGCTAAGAACTTAGATGACTCAAATTTTCCTTATTCAGAGAATGCTACTCAGATTAGAAAACAGTTAGAGAAAGCTAAGGATCTAGGATTTGAGCTAAAAACAAAAAATTATACTGTTATACCAACATATCATCCTGCTGCAATATTAAGAAGAGGGACTAATGATTCTTTAGATATTGAAGGTCGTATGTTGGAAGATTTTAGTTTAATTAAAAAATATGTTGGAGGAGATAAGGAAGATTGTAATTATAGGCTATTAACTACAATAGACGATGTTAAGAAATCTTATAATGAAATAAAAACCTTATATAGAAGGAGAAAAATAGATAGAATAAGTATAGATATTGAAACAACTTCTGTAGGGGAGACAAAGAAAGATAAAGACTATATAGGATCAATGGCTTTTTTATCTTCTTTCTTTGATATGGTTCTATTTTCTATTTCCTATGGTGATGGATCGGCAATTACTATACCTTGGAATCACCCTGAATCACCTTTTGTAGATGATAGGCTTTCCCTTGATATTTTGATTAATTTAACAAATGAGTTGTTAGATGAAATACCTGTAGTAGGTCATAACTTAACTTTTGATATTAAGGGTCTAAGAAAGTTAGGAATAAATGTAAAAAAAGTTGTAGGAGATACTTATTTATCTAGTTGGACATTATTTAATGATACAGTGAAGCATGGGTTAGAAGATCTAGCAACTAAATTCACAAATATTGTAGCTCATAAAAGTGAACTTAACGAGACTATGGATAGTATTCCATTATGGGTACCTTTAGAAGATAAATATTTAGATGATAGGGTTTTAAACAATGTACCTAAATTTTGTATTGAGGACGAACAGTTTAATATCTATAGACCAAGATCTATGATGGATATTTCTATAGATATCGTTCATAAGTATTGTTGTTTGGATGCTGATACGACATTAAGATTAGATTGTATATTTAATGATATGATGGAGAAAAGAGGTTTATTAGAACCTCATACAAATCTAACTGTTGAGTCCATACTACCTCTTTCAGATATAGAATATAGTGGTGTTAGAGTTGATTTACCGGTTTTAGAAAAAGCATTTGTTGAGTATTCTGATCTATTAGATAGTTATTATAAGTTTTTTAACGATCTAGGTTATTTGAGTGAAGCTAAAGGAATAATTGAGTTTAATACACAAAAAAAGGTAAAAGAAGTTAAGTTATCAAGTTCTAGAATAAAAGCTACAATATTGTATGATATACTTGATTTACCTATAGTTAAAGAAACTAAGACTGGACCGTCTACAGATAAAGAAACTTTAAAGATGTTGTTAAGTGAATGTAATGAACTAAGATCTGCATCTAATGATCCTGATGAGGAATATTATCAACATAGAATTGATGTAATTAATAAGTTTAAAGAATTTAATAAGTTTTTTAAATTATTTACATCGTATATAAAACCTATCCCAACGTATGTTGATGAATACAGTTATGTTCATACTAATATAGGGAATAGAACAACTGATACTGGACGTTGTAACTGTTGGAAACCCTCTCTACACACAATTCCTTGGAAGAGTATTATTAAGAATGCATTTATTCCAGATCATGATGATGGCTTGATCGGAATTTCTGATTATAGTCAAGTGGAATTAAGAATACTCGGGTTGGTTTCTGGTGATAAACGGTTACTAAAAGCCTTTTTAGAGGGTAAAGATCTTCATAGATATGTTGCAAGTATTGTTTTGAATAAACCTGAAAACGAAGTTACAGAAGCCGAAAGAAGAAGGATTAAGACTGTTAACTTTGGTATTGTTTATGGGAGAGGTGCTGGAGCGATAGCTGTCCAGGAAGAAATCTCTAAAGAACAAGCCCAGGGTATTATAGACAGAGTATTTGAAGAGTTTCCTGGTGTGGGCGAATTTGTTCGTAGACAACATGAGATAGTGCATCGTGATATGCAAGTAATTACTATCTCAGGATTTACTAGATTATTTCCTGAAGGTGTTTATTCCGATGATCAATTAGAGAGACGAGCACAGAACACTCCAATACAAGGACCAGCAAGTGATGTTAATCTATATGCAATGAATTATCTGTACCGTATGATGAAGAAGCTTAAACTTAAGTCTAGAATATGGTGTATAATTCATGATAGTATTTGTAAGTCTATTTCTCCAGATGAGTTATTAACTGTACTAAGAGCTACTGAGAAATGTATGGTTACTTTAACTCCTAGAAACTTGAAATGGTTAAAAGTACCGTTAGAATGTGATTTTGAACTAGGTGTTTCATGGGGTAACTTAGTTAAATGTAAGTTATTGAGTGATAGAAAGATAGAGATAGATGGAATTTCAGAAGATCATGATAAGATATTAGATAGGATGTCTAGATGGAGTAGTGTACCTACTGTTGAAAGTAAGAAAATGTACACTAAAGAAGAAAAATCTTGTGTTAAATCAGTTTTAATTTTCTAACACGTTTTCTAAAATCTATCTACTATAGAGATATCGACTGTAAAAAGGTACTGTAATGGAATCGTCGTTTTTGCAGCTGGCTGAATTAATTGATACAAACGATCTTTTTAATAAAGATCATTGTGAGATGTTGTATACTTTAGTATATAGTTTAAGTTTGGATGGTGTAGATAATATTACTGATATCAATAGTATGTTTATAAATCAAGTTGAATTAGAGACTATAGTTGTTTTTTTAGTTGGTTACTATAATAATAAGTTAGCAAAGCATAATGTTATTAGTGATTATACTTATGCTAATACATTATTAGATGTACCAGAAAAACCAAATAATTCGTTGAGAAAATATACGGTTGACGAAAAAAAGTCCTTAACTAAGCTCAATAGAGATGTTCATAGAAATGAATTAACTAAGGCTTTGTTATCTGAATTGGTTAAAACTTTAGAAAGTCTTCAAAGAATAGTTTTTTATAGGAATAAAAAGTTAGAAAATCTAACAATTAATTATAGAAGAGAAGTTGAATCTGACTCAAACATTTAATGTGAGGATGAAATGAGGAAAGTTTTCAAATTAGATATGGGTTATGTTAAAGAGGAAGCCGAGAGGGCTAAACAATCTGGACAACAAAATGCTGAATTCTATGAATGGTTAATGGGCGATAATGATTTAAGATTAGGTCCACCGTTTAATTCTAAAGGAAGGTTGTTTTTTCCTGTTACCTCTCATTTTGAAATTCCTCCTGATAAACAAATTTATAAATGTTTAGAAACATGGGGGAGAGATGATTGTCCTATTTGTAAAACCATAGAAGAACTTTATGAAGAAATACCTGATGTTGATCTGGGTAGACAGATAGGGACGATCAACTATTATGGCAATGTGTTAGATCGTAATGGAGAATCCATATGGAAACCCTGTAGGTTTACTCCTAAAGTTAAAAATTGGATAATGACTCAAATAGATAATAAGAAGATAGGAGATATTACGGATCCTGATACGGGGATTGATCTTTGTATTAAAAAATCAAAGAAAAGAGGTAAAAAGGGAGGCTCGTTTGTTGATTATACACCTGGTATTTTACCAGATAGAACTCCTTTGGACGATGATAGTAATTATATAGACATTCTTTTAGAAAATCTCCCTGATTTAGACTCTGTTTTTTATGAACCTAATGAAGAAATGATCAGGGAGATGGAAGGTGCCGCTAAAAGAATGAAGATGTATTATTTAAAAAGGAATCGTGTTGATAATAATAATAATGAAGAACGAAGTACAAATACTGGTAAGAGAAGATATGAGTCAAAAGGAGGGAGTGGTACAGAAAAGAATCGTAAATATGAGTCTAAGAAAGAACCTCCTACTAATAATAATGAATATAGAGGTTGCTTTGCATCACATAGAAACCCTGAGAAGAATGCAGAGGGAACTTATGGGTATAATGAGGAGTGTGAAGATTGTTTATTGTGTCCTAATGATATGGAATGTTTGGATGCAATCCAATCAAGAAAAGATTTGAATAAGTAGTGATCTATGGATGATAATCTACTAAAGAATCTTAGAAGAATCACTACCAAAGTGAATAATCATTTTAAATTACCTGTTGCTGTTACTGGTAATGATCTATGCTGGTCTGATGTTGTTTGTAGAGTTCCCACAGATAGTTTTTTATTAAATAAATTATTAGGTGGCGGTTTTCCGGTAGGAAGGATTGTAGAAATTTCTGGAAATCCAAGTGCTGGGAAATCTACTGTTTTAGAACATATTATGGTTGGTTTTCAGAAATATCCAGGAATAAGCATTTTAATTGATGCAGAAACGGGATGGTATCGTCCTAGAGCTGAAAGAATAGGTCATAATAGCGATAGACATATTCATCTTCAGGTCGATACTCTTGAATACTGTTTTGATACAATATTTGTTACGTTAGAAAATTTAAGAATGCCTGGAATAGGGATAGATCCTAAAATGCCTGTTATAGTAGTAGTGGATCCTATCTCCTCGCTACAAACCGAAGGAGAGAAAGAGGGTAATCAATATAAGGAAGGTATGCAAAGTGCTACGCGAGTTGTCAGGAAGAATTTAAGAAAGCTTTGTCCGATCCTTCCTAGATATAATACGGGTATTATTTTTGCCTCTCACACGTTCACTGAGTTTAAGAAGGGAGGACAGGCAGGTCCTGCTAAAAAGAAGTCTTCTACTTTTGGAGAGGCGATAAAGTTTTGGTCGAGTAAGAGGTTTAAAATATGGTCTAGTGGTAGATTAGATTACCCTAAAAAGAGATCTGGTATTATCTCAACGATTGAGAATAAGAAAGATAAAATAGATACTCCATATAATCAGGTAGATATTCCTATAGATTTTAAGAATGGTATTCATTATGGATACGAGTTAGTTAATTTCTTGATTGATAATTCTAATTATGTTAATAAAAGCGGTAACGGTATTTCTATTTGTGGGTTCCCTTCTATTGATGAAAACTTATTCTTGTATAAGAAGGAACTTGATGAGAAGTTAGAAGAATATCCTGAATTATTATTTTACTTGATTGAGTGTGCTGAAGAAGTTTGGGATGAGAATTACTAATGTCTAGAATCTATTTAGAGATAGATTATAATTGTCAAGATACAATTATTGAATTTTTAGATACGCATAAGTTTAAGTTTGGTTTTAGATTTGTTGATTTAAATAATATTACTACAGTTATTCACGAGCAACAAAATACGATTAATAGATTAGAGGATAAGATTCTTGAATTAGAAAAAGATGTTTCTAGTAAAGAAAAAATGGTTAGTTGCGTAGAAAGTAAGATTAAAGAACTTACTTTGCCTAGTTCAAGGAAACCTCCTCCTCATTTTAAGTTACCTGATGAAAGAGTATCGTTAACGCATGAGAATATTTATTAGAATGAAATCTAGTGTTGTACCTGAAGTTTGCGAAAAAGATAATGTAGAGATAGTTAAGTTGAAAACTCAAATTGCTGATTTAATCAATTTTTTGAGAGGGATTTTAGACCAATTGGCTATTTCTGTTTCTATCGGATTACAGCGAGGTATTCCTATAGAAGTTTATTCTAGAAAGTTTAAGAATACTAATTTTCCACCTTCAGGTTTTACACAGAATAAAGATATAAGAAGTTGTTCTTCTATAATAGACTATTTGTTTCGTTGGTTGGAATTGAAATTTGTTGAAAAAGGAGAGTTCTGATGTGTGAATTTTATTGTGGTACTTTAAGAATACCTTTAATTAAAGGTATTAATCGATCTAACTGTAGATTTAAGGATGCTAATTACGTAAGACAAGCTTGGGAAGGTGCAGAATATGGATTCTTTTTACAAGAAGGAATTGATTACAAGAATCGTCAATATAATGTTATTTGTTTTACTAAAGGAGGAGATCAAGTTTTTTTAGGTGTGATCTATCGTATAGGTAAAAGTTGGAGGTATAGAACACCTTATTCTAAAAATGGTATTAAGATACAATCTAAGAAGAAATCTAGTAGTATTATAAAAGCTGTTAAGAGCATGTTTCTTAAATTAGGTGTTTTAACCATAAATGGTTTATTGAATGATGTTCATAGTGGCTTATATATTACAAGTACTAAGGTTTCTTCTTCATCGTTGTATGAAGGGTGGGGCCATGGCAACCTTGAAAAATAGGCATGGTAAATATACAGGAGGTGTGTTCGGTTCCCTAAGATCTATTTATAGTATTTTACTTAGTTATAAAGATATCAATGAATGTTTTGTTGTTTATGATTCAGGTATTTCATCTAGAAGAAGATCAATATTTCCTCCGTATAAGGGTTATAGGTATCGGGATAAAGATGATCCTCTTTATGAGAAGCTTAATGAAGAGAAAGAAACTTTTATTAAGCAGTTTGTCTTACAAAGAAATATCTTAAAGAAAGTATTTGATAGTTTAAATATAAAATATATAAGAATAATTAGAAAAGAAGATTTAGGCGAATTAAATAAACCAATAGGTTTTGAAGCTGATGATTTGATTTATATGCTAGCAAAGAATATAATTAAGGGTAGAGTTTATGTTGTTTCAGATGATAAGGATATGTTACAACTATGCTCTAAAAGAATATTTAATATAAGACCTATTGCTAAGCAAGTAATTAATACTAATGGCGAGAACTTTTATAATATTGTTGGTTATACACAAGATGAATATATGTTATATAAATGTATTCTAGGCGATAGCGGAAGTGATAATATCCCTGGTGTTAAGAGTGTTGGAGATAAAACAATAGAGAAAGCAATTAAAGGTTATAGAGGTAAAATTAAGTATCCTTATGATGATTTCTTTGGACATTGTTTAGATCAGGACAATAAACGTATTAATCTTATAGCAGAAAATCTAGATATTGTGTTAAGAAACTATGATCTAATCAATCTTGATTTAGAACCGATGGATCCTTATGCTTTAAGAGATTGTCTTGAGATTGTTGATTCTCCTAAGTCGAAGAGTAAGGATGAGTGTAGACGATCTTTACTTAAGATATGTAATGAGTTAGATTTTTTGTCTATTGTTAAGGATTTTAATTCTTGGGTAGTTCCTTTTCAACGTTTGTCTTAGAGGTGAGGTAGTGAAAGTTGGAGTTATAGGTACTGCTGGGAGAGACTGTTTGGAAAAGTTGACGTACTGGTAGCTTATACCTTTGGTAAGCATGTTCCATTATCCGGTAGTGGAACTTGGCATTGTTGGTCTGATAGTAAAGCAAAAAGAAAGATACATCGTTGTATCTCAGAATTGGAGTAATGGAGTTTGCTATGTCTGATCAGTTGATTAGTACTATAGAAGTATTAACTGAGAAGTTGAAATCTATGGAAAAACAGGTAAATGATTTAACTAGAAAGATAGATGATTATAGTAGATTTCATATAGAAGATAGTTCTTTATTGTGTGAAATATGTAATCATGGATATAAAAAACTTTTTAAAGGACACCTATGGAATTGGGAGGCTAAAGGTGTTTGTAAAGAATGTAGAGATTGGATGATTGAATACTTAGAAAGATTTTGTTCTTATGCATGGAGAAAAAGGTAGAGTTGTTATGATTTGGTTAATTAAGAATTTGTTTAAGGCTCTTATAATTATTTATTTTATTTATATTATTGTGATAGTAGTTCAACAGTAGAAGGAGAAAAGAATGAAAGTAGAAAAGATTGTTAAGTTTGGAGATATTGTTGAAGATAACGGCAAAACTATAAGAGAAAATAATCTTGAAGAGAAGCATAATATACCTATTGGTACTTTAGTTGAAGTTAAATATGATAAATGGTATACTAACGGAGCTTGTTATAAACGATATGATAGGTTATTTGTTGTTAAACATACTAGAGATTGTGACGGTACTCCATTATATAGTTTAGCTAATAGTAGGGATTATTTGAAAGATTACTCTCAAGATGCTTTTTTATCTAATTCTTTTATTAAGAATTCTTTTTATGGTTTAGAACATGGTTTTAGTGAGGAGAATTTGACTCCTATTGAGTTGTCTGATGATGTAATGATAGGTAGGGATGTTTTGTCTTGGGACAAGGACTCTTAGAAGGGTTGGTAACAGGCTCTATCTCATAGACGATTGGTTAGTAAGCTTAGTCTGCTGACACGTCTTAAAATTGATTCTGGGCGTTAGAATGACGTATTCGGATTAAGGATTGTTGGATGAAGTTTTTAGTCTTTGGTGACCCGCACATAACACCACAGTGTGAGTTCGGAAAACCTGATGAGTATGGACGAACAGACTATCTTCTTAGAGTAAGCAGCTCTATTGAATGGATCACTGGGTTAGTTCTCAAATACTCTCCTGAGATAGTTGTGTGCCTTGGAGATCTATTTGATTCAACTGGATATGTTGATACAGCATCATTAACAATGGCTTCCTATGTCTGCTCAAAGTTAAGTTCTGCTTGTCTAGAAGAGCACTCTATATTGTTTTTTCTTCTAGGTAATCATGATAAGTATTCTGAGAGATTTAACAATTTATCTTTTATGAGTTTAGATCCTAATATAAATGTAATTTCAAAAGAGACTAAGTATGAGCTAAAAGGTAATTTGATTCAGTTTATACCTTGGACAGAGGAAGAAGCGACCTTTGATCCAGAATGTAATATTGTGTTTTCACATTTGTTAATGGAGGGTGGTTACCTTTATAAAGATAAACAAAGTGAAAAAGGTACTAAATGTAAATATGGTGAGCATCAAGTTATTTTTAATGGTCACCATCATAGAAATCAAGTTCTAAGTAAAAATTTTTA